GTAGTAGGGTTGTGGATAACTATCAAAATTGTGGATAACTCTTAAGTTACACAGTAAAACAAGCCCTAAAGGGCAGCAAAGCTGTGGATAACTCTTAAAAATGAAAGAACTGATAAAAGAAAAACTCAAAGAGACAAGGAAATGTAAGTTTAAAAGCAGTGTCTTAAATAGCATGCTCGGAAAAGACTGGACATGCGTTCATATAGATACCTTTACGAGCGAATTGACAAATAAGATTAAAAAGAAGTTTTATGTAGTCCGGAGGAAACCCGATGGCAAGTAGAGGATGGGGCCAGAACCAAGAAATATCTCGCAGGTGGTCCAAGAACAAGAAAAAAGGCACACCAAAGCGCGATGGTTCAGGAGGAGGCGTCCGGGCGAATCGGGGCCGTGGAGGATGCGCCACAACAGAAACTGTCGGTAGGGGCAGATAATGGTATTCGCTAAACAGGACAACGAGGGCAAGGTAATCGCATGGGCAGAGATCAGGCTCGTAGATGAGACAGGCCGTGAGGACGCAAAAGGCGTATACGTATGGATACACGATGTCTGGGTTCACGAATCATGCCGGACCCGGAATAAGTTTAATAAAGCAATGAAGGAGTTTATAGCAGAAGGAAGAGACCGATTCCCGCAAGCCGGGTTCATTTATTGGACACGCGGTAAACACGGAAAGAGAATGTCATTGTACAATAGAAAAAACATATTGAGGAGGACTCGTGGGGGGAGACAAAAAGAAGCCAGGAGATTACACAGTACCGCCATCACCGGCGCCACAGCCAATACCGTCGCCATCTGAGATTAGTCCTCAGACAGCAGAGACTAAAAGAAGGCGTGTATCAGCAATGAGATTCGGATTGATGTCGACTATGAAAACAGGCCCAGGGGGAGTCACGGGAGCAGGACCGGATTTGATTAGCCCAACAGCAACAGGCAGAAGAAAAACATTAGGAGCATAGTATGCCAAACTTAGACCGAACAGGGCCGCGAGGTCAAGGACCTATGACTGGAAGAGGTTTGGGATATGGAAAAACAGACCCAAACGAAGCGGTAAAAACAGGTAGAAATAGAATCCCGTTTGAGAAGCGGTTCAAATATTTACAGACTGAGGCTCAAAAATGGTATCCGGCATGGAAGGATTTGTCTTTATATCTTAACCCGACTCGCGGGAATTTCTTTACTGCGGTGCCAAATAGTGGTCTTACGATAGATCACAAGACGGTCATAGACTCTCATGCGCGTAGAGATATAAGGGACCTGGCCAGTGGAATGGTATCAGGACTTACAAGCCCGAGCAGGCCATGGTTCAGATTAGGACTCCCAGATAAAGACCTTGAGAAGCACAAGCCAGTAAAAGTATACTTAGATGAGTGCGCTCGCAGAATGCATGCTGCTCTGTCAGACTCCAACGCTTACGAATCATTACATACAGGCTACGAAGAAATAGCCACATTCGGAACGGCTGCAACTGCTATGCTCGAGGACTACAAAGATGTCGTTCGATTCCGCAATTACACAATAGGAGAATACTATCTCGGCACAGGCCCGGACAACAGAGTGGATACATTCGCGCGTCCGTTCTACATGACAGTAGGAGCCATGGTAAAAGAGTTCGGGATAGAGAATTGTTCACCTACAGTGAAAGTGGCTTATGAACAGCATGCGACCGAGAAATGGGTGAAGATTTTCCACATGATAGAGCCAAACGATACTCGAGTAGAAGGCTTCAAGGACTTTCGCAATATGCCCTTTAGGGCTGTTTATTGGGAAGTAGGCTCTGTACAAAATACTTACTTGCGCATACACGGACATGAAGAGTTTCCAATTATTACTCCACGCTGGGTTACAACTACCTCAGCAGATATATATGGACGCTCCCCAGGATGGGATGTTTTAGGCGATGATAAAATGCTTCAAACAATGCAGATCCAGAAGCTCATGGCCCTGGACAAAGAACTTGACCCACCCATGCAAGCTGATGCCAATGTTCAAAACATCAACACCTTGCCTGGAGGAATAACGAGAAGCTCATCGATGTTGCCTAACGCAGGGATAAGACCGGCATACCAGATAAAGCCTGACATAAATGCGATTCGTGAGGACATCTTAGAAGTAAAGAAAGCGTTAGATGACGCATTCTACCGGGACCTTTTCAAGATGTTAATTAATTACGAACGAGGAGTGGTCACAGCAACAGAGATAGCCGAGAAACAATCCGAGAGGCTTAATTTACTATCACCTGTTATAGCGAAACTCAACAATGATCAAAACAAGCCTTTCATTGATAGACTGTTTAACATAATGAATCGTGCCGGGTTGCTCCCGGAACTCAGCCCTGAACTTGAGGAGCTTATTGGTGGCATGCCGATGAAAGTAACATATATAAGCGTCTTCGCACAAGCACAGAAAATGATAGGGATTACAGCTATAGAGCAGACTGTTAATTTTATCGGGGGCTTATCAAAGATTGCCCCGGACGTTGTTGACAATCTTGATACGGATGAAGCGAGCCGAGTATATGCGGATTCAATCGGCAGCCCTGCAAAGATAATTGTAGATCCTATAGTAGTGGCAGCCAAGAGAAAAGCCAGAGCTAAGGAAGAGGCAAAGATTGCACAAGCAAATGCTATGTCGCAAATGGCCGAGGGTGCGGAAAAAGGTGCGAAAGCTGCAAAGGATTTAGGTACAACTCCAATAGGAACAGGCAGCGCGCTTGATACGGCGCTAGCCGGCATAACAGGAAAACAATAATGGGCGAAAACTACGACAGCGAGCAAAAAGCGAAGCAGGCCAAACTCGATAAAAATGCCGAGTATATACAAGCCCGGAATATTCGCGATATACAGAAGCTCTTGAAGTTTTCAGAGTTTAGAAGATTTGTATGGAATGCGTGGACAACAACAGGAATATTCCTGGACCCGTTCTCACCAAACGCAATGAATATGTCGTATACGTGCGGACAGCAAGCTGTAGGTAAAAGATTGCTGGCCGATATAAATGACGCTGATGTCAATGCCTTTGGGCAGATACAGCGAGAATTCATCTCAGAGCAAAAATCCAAGGAAGCTCTGGATAAAAAACAGGAGGAAGAAAATGCCAGAACCTAACGTAACACCAACACCAGGATCAGCAGAAGCAACAGCGGCAGCGGCAGCAACGCAGGCAGCAACAGACAAGGCGACAGCTGACAAAGCAACAGCAGACGCAGCAGCAGCGGCCGAGGCAGCACCAACGAATCTAATGGACGAGGCAGCAAAGGAAGCTAAGGCAATAACAGACGCTGAAAACAAGCGTCTTTTAGATGCAAAGGAAGGAACCTTAAATGATGCCGACAAACTAAAAAAAGCGGAACTCATTAAGGCGAACGCAGCAGCAGAAGCGGCAAAAGGCGCACCAGAGAAATATGAGTTTAAAGTACCGGAAGGTTTTACGCTCGACCAAGCATTGGTTGATCAATTCACTCCGATTGCCAAGGAACTCAATCTCTCTCAGGACAAGGCGCAGAAGTTAGTCGATATGTATTCCGGGATTGTAAAGGCGAAATCCGAGGCACAGGAAACAAGTTTTAATACCTTCGTTGAAGGACTTAAAACAGAAACTGTCAAGGAACTAGGTGCGAATTACAAGCAAGAACTGGCATTCGCGGCTAAGTCTAGAGATAGGTTCTGCTCTCCTGAACTCGTAGAGAAGCTGAATGAATCCGGTCTATCTAACGACAAGGATATGGTCAAGTTGTTTATCACGATGGGCAGAGCAATTAGTGAGGATAAGCCACCAGAGGGTTTACCTGGAGCAGGTGGACAACCAAAAACGCCAGGGGAGATTTTATTTCCTAGCGCGGGTAAAAAGTAAACAAACTAACGGAGGTTCAAAATGGCAGTATTAGGCGCAACTAATCTATCGCTACTTGACGTAGCGAGGCGACTCGACCCAGATGGCAAGGCTGCGGCGATCGCTGAAGTTATGAGTGAGTATAACGAGATTTTTGATGATATACCATTCATAGAAGGTAACTTGCCAACAGGTCACAAGTCGACCTTGCGGGCATCGTTACCTACACCTACCTGGAGGCTATTGAACCAGGGCGTCGTGCGTGTGAAGACAACCACAAACCAGATCACCACGACATGCGGAATGATGGAGAACTATTCCGACATAGATAAGGATCTGGCTCTCCTGAACGGCAATACCCAGCAGTACAGGATGCAGGAGGATAAGGGTATAATTGAGGGAATGTCTCAGGAATTGGCAACAACCCTCATATACGGCGATACGGACGTATATCCTGAAAAATTCGTAGGACTGGCTCCGAGGTATTACACCATCGCAGGTTCGGCAACATCTGGCAATATCATAAACGCAGCCGGCGCAGCCGCTTTGACGTCAATATGGCTTGTCGGTTGGTCAACGGATAAGATATTCGGTATTTATCCGAAGGGTTCACAAGCAGGGTTGATTCAGCAAGACCTGGGAGAAGTAACCGCGCTTGACGGAAGCAACAATCCGTTCCAGGCTTTCAGGACGCATTATCAGCACAAGGTAGGACTTGTGGTTGCGGACTGGAGATACGCGGTTCGTATCTGCAATATCAATACGACAGAGCTTCTGACGGCAGGAGACGTTGCGGATGCATCAGCCAACATCATGAAAATGATGAGTATGGCCATGGATAAGATACCGCCGTCAGGTTCGTCAAGGCTCGTGTTTTACTGTAACAACACCGTAAAGAGCATGCTTCGTGTAAAGATGATGTCGAAATCAAATGTGTGGCTCACGCTTGATACCCTCACAGGTGGAAGCGGGATACCAAGGCCCACACTGTCGTTTATGGGCGTTCCTATCCGACGTATCGACAAGATCACGAGCGACGAGACTGCAGTAGCCTAAGTACGAAGAGTAAGTTTTTTGTGTTTTGACGTAGAGTAGGTATTAACAAAAAAAGGAGAAGCAAACCATGATAACAGATGCTGAATTATTGTTAGCTGACAATCAGTTGTTGCTCGATACCGGCGCATCGGAAAGCCATATTGATGCGCTAGCCGCGGGAAATGCAATCACTCCTGGCGCGAGGATTGTATCGAAGATTTCCACTGCATATGTGGATGCCGGAGGTGGTACGATTATCGCCACATTGCAAACATGCGCGGAGAATGCGTTCGGAGCACCGACCACGCTTCTCACTGGTCCGACGATTACAATTGCTGCAGGGGCAGCCACGTCAGCCGGCGCAGTAGGTGTGACGTTAATGGATAAGGTAATACCGGTAGGGGTGCTGAGGTATACCCGGATGTATTACACGTTTAGCGCAGCGATGGATTCGGGAGGATTAGACGCCCGCATCGTTCTCGATTCAGATCACCCGTTAGACAAGGGATTATAAAGAACTAGGATAGATCCGGGCAGCACACGCTGTCCGGTATATCCTGCCTACCAAAAAGGAGATGAGAGTATGAATAGAAAAATTTTAGCTATACTCATCGTGTTCGCGTTCTTGTTTACCGGAATTGCCAATGCTACTGTTTACAACTGGGGAGAGGGAGACCTTTTTCGTGCGTTAAAAGCAGCCTTTGGTACAACCGATGACGGACACAATCATGATGGGACTAATTCAAGAAGCCTCGGGACATCAACCGAGAACCCTACGTTTGCAACAAATGTAGTAGCCGCTGGATGCAAGGAAGGCGTAACGGTTAACGTATCGACAGAGTCGAACTTGGATAGTGCGGCGCTTGCTTACGGTGTTATACAAATCGAAGCAGGTAGTGCCAAGACCATTTCAATTGCCAATGGAACTAAGGGGCAAATGGTCTGCATCATAATGTCTGTTTATGATGAAGGAGACATTACTCTATCTGATGACGGCATAATAGAGGGTACGTTTACAAAGACAGGCTGGGATGACATCGTCTTCAACGCAGTAGGCGATCAGGTAACTCTTCTGTATGTAGATGATACAGTTGGATGGGTCATAGTTGGATACTACGGAGTAGTTATTTCTCAGTAAACAGTAAAAGCTTTCGCAGGGTTGGCTTTTCAAACTAACCCTGCACCAATTTAAGGAGGGATGATGTTCAAAAAGCTGTCT